ATAAGAGGATGAATCATCCTGAGTCATCGTTTGCCCGTTGATTAACTTGCTGATCTGTGCATCACAATTGATCATCATTTCCAGATAACCTTTGAAATAGCCGTCTGCATACGATTGCGATACTATGTCTATTTTGTCGTTTGCATCTAGAATGACATAACCATTGGAGCCTATGTTTCGAGCCATTTCTTCAATTGCATCCAATTCACGTGGGTTTTTTGAAGATGCATTGATTGCCAACAATGGCATTCCATACTTTTCAGAAGCTCTGGCCCAATCCGAAATTGAGTAGTTCTTATATGTTGTATATTGTGCAGCAATAGACAATAAACCAAGATCATATTCATCACCAATTTCCTGAAGAAATAATTCATTCATCATATCTCTGTATGGAATCCCTTTTTTGGGATCATCCATTGGATTTATTTTTACGATGCCAAATTCAGGAACGACATTTTCACGTGGAATTAGCTTTATTTCAGTGAATAGTCCATCTTTCTGCTTGCTGAATTCTATTAGTGAGTGCGAATAAAATTCAGATTCTATGGCAAATTGCAAATATGTAGAAAACCATGAATTTTCGAATAAACGATGCAGCTCTGGTTCTTCATTTTCTTTATCATCGACTATTTGGTATTTCGATTGCTGAATTGTATAAATGGTGGTTCTTGTTTGTGCAAGTAAATGAGCATCTCTCATTGCTTCTTTATAGTAAGTGTAAAGATAAAATCTGTTTGGATCGTCAATATTCTGGGCTTGATCAATGAACTTTTTTAAATTGGCTATTTCTAAGTCAATTCTCGGTTTCCTTACTCGAACAATTCTGTCATAAAAAGGTTCGTTGGAATGTTTTACAACTGTTGTATTTCCCTTGCTGAGAAAGATATTTTTTAATAAATTAATCATTGTATCTTAATTTTTGTGATCCCCAACGGAATACTGTTTTTAATGAATTATCTTCCTTTACATTTTGAATTAGCGTTGTACTTCTTTTGCCAGATGCAATGGCTTCTAATTCGCGCCTGGTATCATCGTAGTCTTTTATGATTCGTTCAGGAATTTCAGAATCTAATACACGCCCCCACAAATGATAGCTTGCAATAGATGAAAGCCACCTTACAAGATTGATATGCCTGTCTGTATCTGTTTTCGAAAGTTCAGTATCAATGTCATATCGATCAAAAAGAATATCTTTGATATAACCAATTGCAAAGATTTCTGCAGTATCCAGAATTTCATCCGTATCCTCAGTAATTTGCGATAAAATTTGGGATGAAATTTTATCTTCCAAATCTTTTTTTACAAGAAAAATCATCGTCTTAAATTTTTACGTAGTTTACCTGTCCTGCAATAGAATCCGTTTTTGTGTGCTTCGAGTGCACGGATTGCCTGCTCATCAGCATCAGGAGCATCATCTTTGGTTCTGTAACCTGGTTCAATTCCAAATAGCTGTCTGCGACCTTCAATAAAGTCCTTATCTTCTTGCAAACCTACAGGATACAATGCTTTTTTATGCTGATAATAATATAGTAACCTCACAAGTCTATCATATTTGAATGATTTGGGAGTATCAACCTTATTCAAATATAACATAACGCCTGTGGCATCTTGCATTGATTCAATTGCATCTTCAATTGCATCATTCCAAAATTGGGCTTCGAATTGCCAATTTACAATAACATCAAAAGGCAATTCAACCTGAAATTGAATCATGTATTCAATCGCATCATAAATCTTACAACGACGAACAAAAGAATCAATGTAATAAAACTTTTTGTTTTTAAGTCCCCAAATTCTCACAGCATTGAAGTCTGAATCATCAGTACCGGCATAAGCAACATCCCAATGACCTACAATTCTTTCAAAAGAGTTTAATGGTGGGTAGTCTGATGTATAATTCATCAGATCCTCATTGAAAATCTTACCGGATACATGAGGTGTATTATTGTATTCTGCCTGAGCAGCCAATATGCCAATCTCATATTCAAGATGCATGTAATATTCATCATCATACTTAGAAGGCCATGCTGGTTTATAATTTGCATCATAAGCATCTACCCTGAACATGGTCCAGGTCTCTTTGTGTTTTTGATAAAGAATTTCCTGAATTGAATGCTCAAACGGATTATTGTTCACATGCAGGTATCTACGTTTGCGACCATCCATGCAGGGTAGCAAGTCCTTTTCGATGTAATCTACAATTTCATCCTGCCTTCTTGGATTTCTGGAAAGTTCTCTATCCTCAATGTCATCGGCTACAATTAAGTCGGGACGTTGATTCTTATAACGCAAACCACGTGGCGATTGACCAATACCCAAAGCTTTGCCAACAAAACCGGATTTGGTGATGAAATATCCATCTTCCCAAGTACCTTGAATTTTTTGGATGCCAAAATCGTTTATAAGTCTTTGATTGGATTCGAATTCAGCCTGAATGTCGGAAAGTGAAATAGAGGCCTTGTCTTTATTGTTTCCTAAAATAACAAGATAATGAGCTTCATCATTTACCCACAGAAAAATTGGGTTAAAAACACAGGTCCATACGGTTTTTCCGAGACCACGTCCCCAACGAACAATGCCTTTTATGGTTTCATTGTTTCTTACTTCATTGGTTAATTCGAGTTGGAATGGAGCAGATTTATATTCACAATAATGAGGAAAATAATAATCAACAAAAAGGTTCGCATCTTTTTTTAGTTTTGAAATCCTGGCTTCTTTCTCAGATTTTGACTCATTGATATTGATAGAAGTACCTGCTTTTATCATATCAAGTTTTTCCTGATATTTCTTCAGTGCGCTTTTATCAAAATTATTCATTATTTAAATGTTAATGGAATATCGTTTAAATGCTTTTGTTGGAATTCAATAGTGAGTAAAAACAACTTTTCATCATATTCCTTCATCGCTGAGAATATGTGATCCATGATGTTTATGTAAGATCTCAAACTAATCTTATTCTCTTTATCAATTTTTGCCAATGTAGATGACCATTGAGATACAGCATTATCGATTTTTGCTATTTCTTTTCTTGTTTCATCTAATTCATTTTTTGAATCAGCTTGTGAAATAAGCTCAATGATTTTGTTTTGCTTTTGAATTCTTTCCTCAGCCAGAGATGAAATAATTTCGTGGATATTTTCAAGTTGTTTGATCGGATTAGCAACTTTTGCCTTTCTTGCATCTTTCCAACTACCTTCATTTACACACCTTCCAACTGTTTTGTCGGTTATGTTCAATATTATACTAATCTCTTTAGCTGTCTTTCCCTGATCAACATAAAGAAGCCGCGCTGTTAGCTTTTCATTCTCATACCTTTTCATTATACATATAATTAGACTGCAAATATATGCCTTAATACATACCACAAATAAAAATTGTTTTGCTTCTTTATTAATAAATAATACATTGGAATACAATAGTTTAATAAGGTAACAAATGTTTTGTTTTTTATAAAATGAATTGAATTTTTGTACTGAAATTTAATTTTAAAAATGAAAGGGATATTTAGTACCGAGGATTTAAATTCTTATGGATTTTGGATCAAAACAGAAGGGATAAAATTAAGTAGGTTTTTAAAAAACCCTATACTACTTGATAGCCATTCAAGCTGGCGTGATCCAGTTGGTAAGATTTTAGCCATTGAAAATATACTTGGAAATCTTATTGGTGAGATTGAATTTGATGCTGAAGATCCTGAGGCTGTAAAAAAGCAATCAAAATACGAACGTGGGTTTTTAAATGCATTTTCCTTAGGTATTGATATAACAAAAACATCTGCTGATCCTGCTGATTTGAAACCAGGTCAAACGAGAGAAACTGTAATTGAATGTGAACTCATTGAAATTAGTTGTGTAACCATTCCATCCAATAAAAATGCAGTCAGGCTTTATCAAAATGGTGAACTTGTTACCCTTTCTATGAATTCAGATAATCCACTTGTACCAATTATTAAAAAAGAACCAGAAATGAAGGAAGAAATCGAAAAGTTATTTGCTCCAATCAAAGAAATGCTTCAATTATCGAAAGATGCAAATGAAAGCGACTTGGTTGCATCAATCAAAAAGAGTATTGAAGAAAATCATACGCTGAAAGAAAAATTAAGTGAGGCTCTCGAAAAACAAGAAAGAATTTCGGAGCGACTTGAAAAATACACAAAACCAGAAGTTACTCAAAGTTTTGATGAATTGCGTAAGAACAATCCTGCCGAATTATTGAGTATTAAAACCAATAATCCTGAGCTTTATCAAAGATTGGTAGCCGGGCAGAAAGTGTAGTGGTTTTTAGTTTTTAGTTTTAGTTTTTTAGTTAGTTTTTAATTTTTAATTTTAATAAAATGAAGCTTTTAAAAGTTCTATTCAGTCTATTCTTTACGTTCGTTGTATCGGCAACCCTCAGTTTTGCATCAGGAATACCATTGGCAATTACAGGAGGTACTCTATTTGTGAGTTCGTTATTTAAGACTCCAACAGGCGCATTGAGTGCCAAATTGACAAAAGAAATCTGGCTTGCAGAAATCATGGAACAATTCATCCCCGATACTTCATTTCTATCGGCTGCAAGGGATTTATCGAGTTTAGTAGAATATAATGTGATTAATTTAGCTGAGGCTGGCGTTGAACCCGATGTTTTAATTGATAATACTACTTACCCAGTTCCATTTGCTGACAGAGCTGATACTCCTTATGCAATTCCTTTAAAAACTTTTGATACTGAAGGAACCGTTATTAGAAATGCAGAAAAGTATGAATTAGCCTATGACAAGTTGAAATCAGTTGTTTCTCAGCACAAGAATGCGCTGATTAAAAAGTATGCTCAATTGGCTGCTTATAATTATGCCCCAGCAGAAGATACTGAATTTACTCCTGTTATAAAAACTTCTGGGGGTGAAAATTTATCAGGTAATAATAAACTTACATTTGATGATGTTTTGGCATTAAAAACTAAGTTTGATTTGTTAGATGCTCCAAATGATAGGATACTTGTCTTAAACCCAATCCATTTTAATGAATTAGCAGCAGCCGACCTTACTTATATGAAACAAATTTTTAATGGAGGTCTTTTGTTTGGCTTTAAGTTATTCATATTTAATAAAACAGCCCTATACGATGCAACGACTTTTAAGAAAAAAGCAGCAAGTGCCACTACTGGGTTATTGTCATCGCTCGCATTCATTGGCTCAGAGGTCATGAGAGCACAAGGTACTTATGATATGTTTGAAAGACTGAATGATCCCGAACAAAAAGGTGATATAATTAACTTCCAAATGCGCGGACATGCTTTGCCAATGAGGAATAAATATTTAGGTTCTATTATTTCAATAGATCATCCATAATGGAACATGAAATTTATCAAAATGCCTGGCTCCAATACGGAGCCTTAGGCTTGTTCCTGTCAATCCTGATATTCATCGCTTATCAGTTCTATAAGCATTTGATGGGTGATTTGAATATCAATAAAGTAAGAATCGAGGTTCTTGAAAAAAGGGTTGCTGAAATTCAGGATAAGAATATTGATAGTGTCATTTCGATAAACAAGTCCTTTGTTTCATTATGTGAGGAACTTTGCGAATTGACAAGACAGTCTAATGAAATGAAACAATCACTTATAACTTTAATTAAGAAATAAAATGTTACCAAACGTAAAAATAGATGTAAGCCTTAATAATCTTGGTGGCGTTGTACCATTGGATGACGGAACTGCGGGAGTAGTTGGATTTGTGCCAAGCCTTACAGGTTTAACAAACGTTCAATATGATAAGCCATTTGCCATTTATTCTGTTAAAGAAGCTGAGGCAAAAGGCATCACAAAAATATGGAGTGAGGCTCAAAAAGTTACCGGACAGCCAACCATTGATGCAAATCACCTATGGCATGACATTGACATGTTTTTCAAAGCCTCTGGCGATGGATCTGAATTGTGGGTAATGCTGAGAGAGTGGGCTGAAATGGAAGCTGTTTACGAATCAGAGTTATTTTCCGACAAAACGGTATTGGATAAACTCATTGATGCATCAAATGGACGAATAAGAATCCTATTCATCTCATATATGGGTGATGTATTCACAAATGCAGATTATGATGAGGAACTGGCACTTTCAAATCTGATGCAAGCACTTGCAGAAAGTTTTGCCTTGGAAATGAAACCATTTATTTGGGTAGTACCCTTCAGGCAATTTGAGATCGCAAATAAATTTTCATCATTGCCCGGTCTTCGCGCATTAGAGAATTATCGGGTTGCTTATGTATTGCCCCAACTATTATCATCCGTTTCAGCTAATAATCAATCATTAGCTCCTTATATCTCAGGATTGTTGGCACAGTTGCCCGTGCAAAGAAATTTAGGACGTTATAAAAATGGTTCTATACTATATACCAAAGCACAGTTAGACTATGGTTATGCAGGAAGTGCTGGTTATACTATTTCGGAAGATGCAATACATGATAAAGGATTTATCATATGCAGGCAATACGTTGGGAAATTACCAGTGTTTTTATCTGATGATCCAGTGGCCGCTCCATTATCGCTTGATTTGAATTCAATAAGCCGGGTTCGTGTGATAGATAAGGCTATGCTTGTAGCATATAATAGCTACATTGAGGAAACCAATGATGAAGTCCTTATCAAAGAAGGAAAGTTAGATACCGGTTCAGCAAAATACTTGCAAGCGAAAGTTGAAGATGCTATCAATGTATTAATGACTTCGAATACAAACATATCATCTGTAAGATGTACTATTGATCCAACTCAGGATATTATCACAACTGGCAAGTTGAATATTGACTTATTCATTGTGCCCGTTGGTCAACTGAAACAAATTCATGTTCAGTTAGGATTTTCAAAATAATAAACTTTGAATAATGTTTAATTCGAGAGAATATAGTTTTGCCGACATCAGCGTAGTAATGCTTGGAAGACCAATCACTGGTCTTCGAGGCGTTAAGTATAAAGCAACTCAGGAAAAAGAAATTGTTCATGGTGCCGGGAATAAACCCTTAAGTATTGCAAAAGGTAAAAAAACCTTTGAAGGCTCATTGACATTGCTTCAAAGTGAACTTGAAGCTTTGCTTGTAGCTGCAGGAACTGGAAAAGATGTTATGGATCTGAACAATATTGATGTGATCGTAACTTATGAACCCAATGATGGGTTACCCTTCATAACTGATATTCTCAAGAATGTTCAGTTTAAAGAGTTTGAAAAAGGAATGAAAGTAAACGATATGTTTACAGAAATTGATATTCCTTTCTTTTGCCTTGACATTCAATATGGAGTATAATGAGTATAGAAGAACAATTGAAAGCCAAATATGGTGAGATTTTCGAAATGAAACTCCCCCTTGATGACAAAAAACCAACGGATGAAACCAAAGAATATGCAATTGCATACTTTAAAAAACCCGATCGGAAAGTATTGATTGCTTCGGCTGCTCATGAACGTGTATCTCCATTGAAATCGAAAGAAACGATTCTTGTTAATTGCTTTGTAGGTGGCGACAAAAGAGTAATTGAGGATGATGATTTATTTCTGGCGGCTTGTATTGCCATTGATGATATTGTCGATATCCGATATGGTGAGCTTAAAAAAAAATAGAAGATAATCAAAGAATTGATACTGAAAATGCACTTTTTCAGATGAATTCCCTCATCAGGGTTTATAATCACATAAACCCTGATTCACTTACTGATGATGAATTTTTTTCTGCATTTGCAGAAATCGAATGGGCACTCAAAAACGGACATCCACGATAATGCCAACATTTCAATATAGACAGTCGGAGTTTGAAAAACTTTATCAAAGGTTTTTTTATGTCGCCCCACCTTTTCCACGTGGCAATATCGATTTAACAACTTCCATTGTCAATACCTCTCTTAGAAAAAGCAACTTATCAAAAATATCGAAATATTCAAAAGCTGTGGTATTCGATCCATTATATGTGAATGGAGTCGAGTTACCTAATTGTGTGTTTACGATTGATTATAAAAATAACATTGTTTATACACCACTTACAGGCTTTAATGGCTCAGTTAAACAATTGATGGGAAATGATGATTACCGGATCAATGTACGTGGAATTTGCATCAATGAAACGGAAAATGTATATCCTGAGGATCAGATTAAGCAGTTAAAGAGTATTGCTTCATTTGGGAAATCAATGGAGGTAGTCAATTCAATATTGGGTATGTTGGATATTCACAAAGTTGTATTGGAATCGTTAAGATTCATTCAAAAAGAAGGTCAGCAAAATGCATTGGGATATGAGCTGCAAATGGTATCTGATTTCGATTACATTGCTAATATTAATGATAATATCTTGGAGTATTCTGGGGCTACATCTTAAGTAAGATTTTAATGATTTTATAAATGCTATAAATAACAAGAAAAACAGATGCAATATACAATAAAACCATCAGAATAAATATAATCATAGATCAGAGTATAAAATAATTAAATAATGGCAAGACTACACTTGGATATAGTTTTAAACGATTTGCTTTCATCAAAATTATCTAAAATAAAGAATAAATTTGATGGATTTAAAAATCCTATTAAAGTTAATGTAGAAAAAGGCTCAATAGCTTGGTTCGAATCTAAAATTGATGAGCTAAGATCGAAGCTGAAAATGTCTGTTGATGTTAAAGTAAGCAAATCAATTTATAAAGAGTTAAAGGATATTGAAATTCAAAAAAATAGTTTAGAAAAAAATATTGGAATTAAAGCTAAAAATGAAGGAAGCGGATCTGGTGGTATAGTAAAATGGGGATTAGGCTTAGGTATTGGTAGCATGGTAGGAGGTTTTTTAAAAGATGGTATAGGTGATGTTGCTAATGTAACTGGAAAATACGAAGCATTAGGTGCAACTTTGAAAAATACATTTCAAAGTAATACAAAATCTCAGGAAGCAATGTCGGATATAATGAAATTTGCTTCTGATACACCATTTCAGGTAGATGGCCTTACTGATTCATTCATAAAGTTGTCTAACAGAGGCTTTGTCCCAACCATGAAGGAAATGACATCAATGGGTGATTTGGCTGCCAATCAGGGTAAATCTTTCGACCAATTAGCTGAAGCTATTTTAGATGCATCAACTGGAGAGTTTGAAAGACTCAAAGAATTTGGGATCAAAGGAAGCATTCAAGGAAATAAAGCTATATTCAATTCAAAAGCTGGGACAAAAACAATTGATAAAAACGATTCAAAAGCAATTTATGACTATATAGCATCGCTTGGAGAGGCAAAGGGTGTTCAAGGTAGTATGGCTGCTGTAAGTAAAACTACAACCGGGGCTATTTCAAATCTAAAGGATGCATACGATCAATTGAAGTTTTCAATTGGTTCATCAACTGGGGGTGTAATAAAAGATGCTATAACGGGTTTCTCTGGAATTGTAGGTAAACTTAAAGATTGGATAGGAATCCCTTTAAGTCAAAAACTTTCAGCGGAGAAAGGTGAAATAAATGGACTTGTGGCTGTAATCGAAGATCAGACTAATAGTTATGATGTTAGAAACAATGCGTTAAATCAATTACAAGCAACATATCCGGAATATTTTGGAAACATGACGCTTGAGAATACTAAGCTTGAAGATTTAAAGGCAACGCTCGATAAGGTCAATGAGAGCTATGAAAAAAGGATTGATCTGGCTGCATCAAAAGAGCGACAAAATGTAAATCAGGAAGAATTAAATAAACTAATTACAGAACAATCCAAGCTTGAATCTTTCAAAAACAATTTAGAAGCTTATCGTAAAGGAGATAAGTCAGGTCTGGAGGCTATAAAGAAAAATGCATCATGGATACAAAAAATTAGAATCTGGGGATCAAAAACATTTGGTGAAGGTTTAAATGCATCCTACGAAGATATACTTGGACTAAGTGATTATAATAAAGAAGCAACGAACAAAGAGGTTACTCAACTCAAAGGAAAATTAAATACAAGTAGTCGTGAAGTTCAGGTCAAAGGTTTCAATGCATATCTTGATGAAATGATTAATTATGATGAGAGCAAACTGCAAGGTACTCAGAAATCAAAATTTACAGACTTACGAAATAATTTTGAAACAAGATTATTAAGAGGGAATGAATCACTTACTAAAAACAACCCATTCATCGATGAAAATTTCAATAGCGATCAATGGAATTATGTGAGTGATGCGAAATCTAAATTGGATGAATTCTTTGCATCCTTAAAAAAAGGAAGTTCTGGAAATAACTTTTCGTCCAGCGCATCAAATAAAATGAAAGATTCAGGAATCA